GACAGAGCCAGTCTCAGTTGTAATTATCATATCTATATTGTATCAAATCTGGGCATAAAGGTCAACTATAATTAAGGATGTTCTTACCTCAAAACTCTCTAGAATTAAAGGCAGTATGTTCTTGTGGATATGCCGTTTATGGCAAGACTATTGAACAGCTGATGGCACAATCCTGGTTGCATAAATCTCTGGGTGGCGTGAATTGTCTGTTAATGTTATAATTAATCTATAATGATTAGTCAAACAATTTTGGTAGTTATGCCAGTTTATAATTCCGAGGAAACTCTGGAAAAGGCAATACAAAGTATCCTTAGTCAAAGATACTCAAACCTAATACTGACAATTGTAGATGATTGCTCTACAGATAATTCTCTTAAGATTGCTAAGCAATTCTTGTCAGATCCACGTGTATCTATTTACAGAAGTAAAAAGAATATGGGAGCATACTATTCTAGAAACTTTGGACTTTATATAAATAGAAACAGGAAGTGGGATTATTTTACTACTCATGATGCCGATGATATATCAAATCCCAAGAGGTATGCCACTCTTTTGAAATACCTCAGGGGTAGAGTCAATGGCGTTCAAGATATCTTTATGAGGCGTTACCTTGAAAGCAATGAAGCAATTGATGAACAGTTAACTATGGCTCATGCCCTGTTTACCAGAGATGTGTTCAATGCTATCGGATACTTTGATGATGTTAGATTTGGTGCCGATTGGGAACATTGGGCTAGACTAAAGCAATACAACGCTCTAACAGAGCAGACAACTACAAACTGTAGGATAGTTCTTGGGGATTCCTATATTCATGACAAGAACCTGACAGTAACCATACCCATTGGCTCTAAAAAGCGAATGGATTATATCAAGAAGGTATTACGAAGGACCTCTGGGGTATCTGATGCAGATAAGCTATATACAGACTTTGCTACTTATCCTGATCTTACCTCAAAGGTTGGTAAATAACAGTGATAAAATTGATACATGTGTCCACACTGCAACTCCAAGCTAATTCTTGATGTAATAAACAATATAGCTGACAAGAACATTCAGCAAATAGTTTCAAAGTGCTCTTCGTGCGTTTATCGAATTAGTGTACTAAGACCCTCAGAATAGTTTTATGGTAAAATGTTGTCATGATAAAATCAAATAACAGCTTGGTATAAACGATGATAATTAATTTAAATAAGACTCCTGCTCACTATATCAACATGCCCGATCATACCCACAACAAAACTGCTATGCAGGAGCAGCTTGCTGAATATAAGTTTGAAAGCATTACCAGACATGATGGCGCTCTGGACCAAAACAGCAAGCTTGGCTGTACAAAGGCCCATCATGGCCTACTAAACAAGTTATCTGATTACGAGGAGCCTTTCCTTATCCTGGAAGATGATGCTAGGATTGCAAACTTTAGACAGCACATAGATGTTCCAGATGATGCCGATGCCTTATACCTTGGAAATTCCAAATATGGACTTTACGGTGGACAAGGTATATTCAGGATATCTGCTGAAAAGATTAACGATGATATTTTTAGAGTATACAATATGCTAGGGGCCCATGCGATCCTATATTTAAATAAGGATTATGCAAAGTTTATTGCAGAGAAGATGAGCCTTTTCTTAGAAACTGGTGACCATCATGACAAACTACGGGCAGAGACTATGAAATATTTCAACATATATGCACTTAACAGGCCAATGTTATATCAGCTGGGCGAGCATGAAAGCGTAACGAACTTCTCAATTTCTGACTTAGACAATAAGGACAAGAGGTGGAGCCATTGAACGACACTGCTATAGTTTTGCTGACTTGGCAAAGGCTAGGGAATCTTCGCAATACCCTCAGGGCACTGGAGAATCAAACATATTCCAAATTTGATATATATGTTTCAAATGCTAACATAAAATATCTAGAAAAGGTAAATGAAATAGTAAAGCTCTTTGATGGCAGGCTTGACGTTTGGGTTAGCCACGATGGAAATGATCTATATGCTTTCAGGAGGCTACCGCTCGGTAGAATGCTTGCAGAAGCAGGATATGAAAAGATTCTCTTTATAGATGATGACATCTCAATCCCTAAGGATTATGTAAAAAATGTAATAAGGCAATATGAGCCAAAGACTTACAAGTCTGGATTTGCCTGGAAGCTTTTTAGTGGTGGAGCAGACTACTATACTGACAGGGAAAGAACCTGGAACAAGAAAGATGTCGTTCAATACTGTGGAACTGGCATATCTATAATAGATTCATCATTCTTCTTGGAAGAAGGTATTATGAAAGCTCCCTCTGGTGCCTTAAAGGTTGAAGACTTATGGATGTCTTACTATGTAGATCATGTTCTAAAGTCAAAGGGGTGGAGAATGGCCTACATGGATACCCCTGGAATTATTATTGGTGGTTCGGATCGGGTTGCCCTGTATAGGGCAATCTCTCAGGGCAGCTATACCAAGAGAGATCTACTGCATGAGTTGGTTGCTCTTGGTTGGAAACTTTGATATACTTAAGATAATTCCCTTTAAAGAGTTTTCTGGAATTTTCAATATTCAAATATAATAGATCTATAACTTGATAGGAGATGGCATGACAACAGTCTATACAAAGCCAACATGTGTACAATGCGATATGACAAAAAGATTCTTAGATAAAAATGGGGTGGCGTATAACACTATTGACATTACCGAAGATCCCTCAGCGTTAGAGATGATTTTAGAAATGGGATTTTCATCGGCCCCAGTCGTGATTACAAACTCAGACTCTTGGGCAGGATTTCAGCCAGATAAACTTCAGAAGTTGGCTGCATAGTTTTTAAGAAAGAAGCTTTATATAACTAAATACGAAAGGGGCAGCAATGTCAGACTATTTGAATGATTACGAATACCTTAGGCATGATCTTGGAATAGATATGCAGATGATAGATGTTAATGAGGTTCTTAGCGAAGGTTCTTACAAAGAAAAAGAAAGAATTATAAAGATGCTTGAGAATAAAATGAATTCAATCCCCTTTAAGATTGGACAAAGGTCCGATCGAATAGTCATTAGAAAGACAATTGTTGAAGTTATCAATGTTCTTAAAAGAGAGCTTGATGAAGATTATAAAAAGATAGCTTGACATTATCTGGCAATCTAAATATAATTAATATAGAATAATCACTAAGAGAGAAGTGTAATGACCAGGTGGCATAAAAGAAAGCATGACGCAGAAACAGCAAACATTGTTCGCAAAGCTAAGGTAGATATGGCTAGGTGGCTATCTCTATTACCAGAGACCCCGTCAGAGCTTGAGGTAAAAGCTTGGCAATCTGGATACGTATCTGGAATAAATCGAGCAGTTGGACAGGAAGAGAAATGACCACATACATTAGGACTACCCCAGAACCAATCAATGTTTTGGATGAAGGATACATCAGATTAGTAGATGTGCTTGGAGATGACCTGTCTGTAGCCAATGCTGCAAGGGTATCCTATGATAAAGAGGCTACTGAATGGTCTGATCGTGAAGCTAAGCTGCTAAAGTTTTTGTTAAGAGAGGGACATACTAGTCCTTTTAGACATGCTGCTATGACTTTTGAAGTTTATGCCCCACTATTTGTAGCAAGGCAATGGTGGAAGTATGCTGTATCATCTACACATATTGATGACCAGAATGGCTGGAATGAATCCTCCAGGCGTTATATTACTGAAGATGAGAAGTTCTATGTGCCCATGCCAGAAGAGTGGCGTAGCAAGCCAGAGAACAGCAAGCAGGGCTCTGGAGAGCCTATAGACGTAGAACTAGGTCAGAAGCACTTTGACAGGCTCTGTGAGACCATTGTGAGCGGGACAGAGGCATACCACGATGCAATGAATGATGGAGTAGCTCCAGAGATTGCAAGACTATTTTTGCCTGCCTATGGAATGTATGTAAGATGGCGTTGGACAACATCACTACAAGGAGTTTTAACTTTCCTTGACCAGAGAATGCCCCACGATGCACAGTGGGAGATTCAGGAGTATGCCAAGGCTGTGTTGGCCTTAACAAAGGAAGCATTTCCAGAAACGATCTCTACCCTTTACGAAGAGTAGTCTTCGCCTCCAGTATCCCCTCGCTCTTACTGGGCGTAGAAAGGGTAGTAGTTACACGTTGGCTCAATCCCAACCTGGAGGGCTACGATTATGATACTTTTATTATGATGTAATTAAGCATGCACAAATCATGTGGAACATATTCGGGATATACAATACACATTAGAGACAAGACTAGCATCTGCAATGAATGCAGAGAGGCTTCTAACGTATATCAAAGAAGTAAAAGAACAAGGGCAGTACAATCTTTGGGTTACGATCCTCGAAGATTCTCTAGGCATAAAATTACAAAAGAGTATTACGACACCCTTATGTCAAGGCATGATAATAAATGCTGGATCTGTAAAGATTTGAATGCGACTACCATTGACCATGACCATAACTGCTGCCCCCAAACAGGATCCTCTTGTGGTAATTGTGTTCGTGGTGTTCTGTGTCATAACTGCAATACTGCGATAGGTCTTCTCAAGGACAGAAAAGAAAGTATTCTGTCAGCTTTAGAATATTTGAGTTAGCAAGTCCCATCCACCCCACTCTCTATACACATTGTGGTATAATTTACTATATGAGTGATCTATCAGCTAGGCGTCCAGTCTTAAGCGCAAACAGACAAAGAATTCTTGACAACCAGCGTGGCGTTGTCGAACCCCCTGAAGATAAGAAGCAGGAATCTGACAAGAGGCTAGTAGATAAAAATATTGAGCGCTATGAGCTTCAAGAGCTAAAGAGAGCTCCAAGGATCCAGGTAGATCAGAAGGTTATTCTTTGGTCTTGGCTAATAGCAGTAGGCTTTGCATTTGTTTCATCTGCCATAGTTTCTTTTAATGGTATAACCTCTGTGGCTGCCTTTGTAGGTTTGTCTCGGCCATGGATGGCAGGACTATTCTTCTTCTTCATTGAGCTAATGTACCTGCTTTTCTTGGTAGCGTACCTAGTGCTTGCCTCAAGGATTACAGAAAATGGTAAACCAGAGAAAACCTTTGGAGCTATTCTTGGAATGGTTGCCTTTGGTGGCTTGGCTGTTCTAGCTAATGGATTTCACACATTTGACTTTTGGAATTGGGCATGGCTTGAGCCCCGCATGTGGGCTGGAACTATCCTAGGAATAGCTGCCCCTATTGCTATCATAGCTGCAAGCAAGATGGCCTCTAGGGTAGTCTTCGCCAAAGCAATCAGGCCAGAGAATTTTTAAACTCTTGTCAAACTAATTAACTATGGTAAAGACAGCGAAACACCGCAAAGAACTGCATAAGACTTTAGAAGAGCTGCATCTTTATAAAGAAAAGAATGGCTGCTTTGATTGCAGAAACCACTACCCACACTATGTTCTTGAATTTGATCATAAACCAGAGTTTAATAAAGTAGATGTTGTTTACAGAGTATTACGAAACTACGGACCTAAGGCTGCTTGGGAAGAAGTTGCTAAGTGTGATGTTGTTTGTGCAAATTGTCACAAGATTAGAACCTACCAGAGAGAACAGGAAGCTGCTTAAAGCATCCTAAGAGTCTTTAGCTTATGAGCTACTGTAACATCTGTAGCTTCTCCATTACGATAAAGGGTTATGACAGCTACTGGATCATCTTGAGAAGCGTTTAGAGACACGCTTGTTCCTGGCACATTATATGTTCCGCTAGAAATAATTCTCTTTACTTTACCCGTTGCCCGACCACCAGAGCTATTCCAGGAGACCATAGCACCCGTTTTAACGGCTTTATACATCTCATCCTTGTCATAACCCTTGCCAAAATCTGTGAGCCTCTCAGCCCTTGTATAATCCTTACCAAAATCACTAAACATTGCCTTATCCCTCATTCTATTTACTATTGAGCGAGACCAAGAGAATCCCGCATTTCCTCCCCAAGCTTCCCTTTTCTCCAACACTATAAGGCATATATTTATTATAGCATAAAGCCCCACACAGAAACCTGGTACGTTGGCCCAGAAAATGGTAACTAGTCATCCTAAGAAGCTAAATCCTTGTCCTGTGTGGGGACTATTTAATTATACATCATTCTAGATGTTTTGTTTAAACTAATTCTTAGAAGATTCTTCTGGAAGAAACTTCGCCAGATTGTCATATGCTTCTATAATTTTTTGAGATCCCGCATCCTCTGTGGATACCTCTCGATATGCATTGACTACTGGACCTACATCTTTAATAAAAGTGTCAAGCTCTTTTTGAACGTCTTCAATATATTTAAATGCAGAGTCTCTAGACTCAGATAAGAACTTTATGAACCCGTCGCTTTGCTGTAGGGTATCTGAATTCTTCTCAGATACCATGGCTGCAAGCTTATTTGATATGGAGATCTTGTCAACAACCTCTTGTGCTAAAAGGTTAGAAAGTCTAGTAATCTTAACTCTCAGGGTTAGTCCATAGCTAACAAGACTTGCAAATAGTACAATAGTAGCTATGAATAAAACGAATTCTGTTACTCCCATAATCATGCCTGCTCCTCTCCGCCTTCTCTTACTAGCAAAACAATTGCACCATTATCTTCTAGTGCCTTCTTTACTCTAGCCATATACTCTATTGCCATTCGCCTGTCCTCATCAGTAAGCCTCATGAAGTTGCGCTCTGGTGCTCGTACTGTAATAAACTGATCATTGTCTACGATCTCTAGTCCAAAACCTTTTGGTGAGTAGTGTGCCAGTGATCTGAATGCTGCTCTCATTGCATCTGTATACATATTATTTATTGTCCATCGTTAAATATTGCCAGGTCTCTGCCCAGTCTGCCTTTGTCCTGTGTCTATTAAATTCTCTATTTATCTTACCGTTTTCAAGGTAGATACCTCCCCATACTCCCCATTCTCTTTGAGAAACTCCGACAGCGAAGCATTGCTTTGCTACGGGGCATTCAGAACAGATCTTATCAATTGCTGGTCTTCGTGATTCATTATCTTCATAATCATCGAAGAATAGATTTACTTCATAGTCTCTACAGGACGCTGATTCTTTCCAGTCGTCATTCTTCAAGCCTACCCCACAAACTTTTTAGGTATATGCCAACCATCTGGGGTAACTTCATACTTTCTTTGAAGGTACCACGTACCTTTATAGAATATTCCGTCTTTAGATTTCCAGGCTACTGGATAATATTTTCTATCCAGAACGTCCCAGCCTTCCCAAGACAATGCACGGTTATCTTTTACTAGCTGCTCCATTTTTTCAAGGGATTTGATTAGCATTTCTTTACCTTCATTAATACCTGTATATTCCAACCTCAACGTTAGCACTCTCGGCTACGTCAACCAAGTCAGAGGTGGCCTCTCCTGGTTTACTGAGGAATATAAAGTAGTCTATTTCTTGTATTTTTTCTTTGATGTTACTTGGTGGAACTCTAAACAACTTGCTCTTTATTCCAATAGCCTTTAGACTGCGCTCTGTAATATTGGAGAACTCTGTTGCCATTGAATTAATGTTTGCTGGACCAGCACTATAGATGAAAAACTCTTTATCATCTTCTGGAAGGCTGTACAATGCACTGCCCATGGCTCGCATGAGAATCTGGTAATCACTAAAATTACGAGTCCCCTGGATACCCACGATCATTGCTTCTCCTTCCTGTTAGCTGTTCAACAACTAAAACTAACTTATCCAATTCTACCTTATCCAAGGTCATTGTGTCAACCTTTTTTGTAGAATTTTTATCGATATCTCCATCGAGTAGATCAGCTGTATAAAGGCTGTTCTCAAATATCCAATATGCTACCTCGTCTAATATTACAACACGAAGATGTTTGCTTTCAAAATGCTTTGTTGATTGTGTATCTAAAAATTTAAGTTGATTTGGCAAGGTTATGGAGAACATCCGTGTAGCCTCAAAGGATCTGCTTTGGGATATCAGTACGCCTGGGGCTGGATGCTTATTAACTTTTTTTACCACATACCCATTTATGAAATTTAACGTAATTAGCATTACGATAGCACCAATTAAATATTCCATTCAGACTCCCTTCAACAATTATACCTGAATAATTACTTAGACATGTACAGCTTAATAACGCTCAGGCTTCTCTGCTCATCACGATTTAGCTCTTTGCTAACTACTTCACTGTCTAGCGCTTTTTCAGTTAGGCTTACCTTTGGATTTACCTGAGTAACATCCATATCTAAAAATCCCTTTTGCCACAATATGTAAATGTCTTCATTAATCATTTCCGCCACTTTCATAAATAGCTCTGGGTCAATGTCCTCTAGGTCTCCAGTAAAGTTGTATAGCATTTCGTTAGTCTCTGTATCCATGCCAGAGAATTCTACTATCCCAGATATCATTAAATATTCAAAGAAGTCATTTGGCTCCATAGCGCAGCCCTTCTCTTACTAGTCATCCCCCTGCAACCTATTCTCAATAAGAAGGTCCCTTCTATCTTGAATGTCAAATGCGAATGCCTTGATCTTGTCTTCTGCAGCAGAAACTGTCTTGTCAAAATGATGGACGCAAAAGGTCAGCTCTCCTGAGACACCCGTAAGCTTTGCATAGGCTTGTGATGGGCACTCATAGTCGCACCTATCTGCGATTGTTGGCGTCCATTCTTCCACGCGATTGTCTCTTTTCTCTAGAGTGTTTGTCAAAACATTCTCCATGTTATGCCTTTCGATTGTCCGTATTGTAAAAGCCGCTTCCATTAAAAGTAACGCCTACAGAAGAGTATACCCTAGTAAGCTTAATATTGCAAGTATCACAATTATATTCTTGCTCTGGGTCTGAAATACCCCGCACTTTTGTGTACGGGGCATCACAGGTACCACAGCGATATTCATATATCGGCATAGTTTATCTACTTAGATTCCTTCATTTCCTTTGCAGGGAAAGCTATTGAGGTTAGGACAGACATAACTCCAGCCAGACCTGCCAAGCCAGCTACTGCGAGCCAGTCAACATCGAGTAGACCAAGTGCGGTAGTTCCGATTCCTGCAATAGCAGTTTGTGCAACAGTTTTGATAGCACGTTCTGCCATCATTGCGAACCATTCTTTTGTGAATGACATATCTTCTCCTTATTTACATTTGACTTTCGTCATTATTGTTTTGCCATAGTTTGACATCTTCATAGGTGCTAGCTGCGGTATATGCTGTAAGAATAATGCCTAATAGACTTACCCCCCCAGCCACTAGTCCAGAACCTACTGCTGTATCTGAAGCATATGTGATTGCTCCAAAAATTATCATAACAAATGAAAGCCTATAAGATCCATAGATCAGCTTACGCCTAAACTTCCAGGATGGACCATTACTGTTTTCTGCGGCATCAGAGTCCTTCAAGAAAAACAAGTTATCCATAAGATTTGGCGTCACTCTTTTAAGAGATGACCATACAGTGTTTTTCTTTCTTGATGTCATGAGGCTTCCTTTACGGTAGTTTAATTACCTGACCAACTCTAATTAAATTAGCATTCTTGATCTTATTTAATTTCTTTAGGGTTGCAATCGTAGTCTTGTTGTCCCTTGCAATTTTTGTCAAGGTATCCCCAGACTTTACGGTATAGACCTTGTCTGGCTTTGAAGGCTTTTTAGAAGCCACAGGAGCCTTTGTAACAGGTTTTGAGGTAGAAGTCTTTGTGTTACTACCGCTAGTTTTATATCCTGTTAGATGATCTGGTACAGGGTTAGCTGTCTTTGGCTTTGGCGACGCTACTTTGGCAAAAGATTTTGCTTCAGCTGCTTTGTCCATGGCCTCAAGAAAACTGATTGGCTCTACGAATCCCTTGCCGTCAGCAGACCAGCCATGTGTCCTGCCCTTCCATATTTCCAGGTGCAAATGAACACCAGTGCTATACCCAGTCGTTCCCATAATTCCAAGCTGATCTCCAGCCTTTACAAGCTGACCAACTCTAACCTTAAATGAATTAGCTTTCATGTGAGCATACAATGATGTATAAAACTTTCCATCTATAAAATGACGAACAACAACATAGTAGCCAAAGCCACCGCTCTTGGCCGTAGACTTTTGAGCCTTAACAATTCTACCGTTCATAACAGCAAGAACTGGCTCATCTTTCTTTCCAGTAACTATGTCTGCACCATTGTGATGCCTAGTATTTTTCTTAGTTACGGGATCTTTCCTCCAGCCAAAAGGAGAAGTAATTCCATACTTTCCCTTTACTGGCATTACAAACTTATTTGACATGTTATCTCCTTACATATATTGTATCATGCGATCCACCTAAGAGATTCGAACTATTGACCTACGCTTTACAAGAGCGTTGCTCTGCCAATTGAGCTACACCCCAAAGTGCCCGTTAAGGATGGGCTTCCATCATGTTTAATTATTTAGAATCTTAAAGACATGAAGACAAGGATCTCCCCCGTCTTCCCATTCTTTCTCTTCTTCTTCTGTCATGTATGGGTCTCCATCATGGGTATTACAAAAGGCATCTGAAATCCATCCCTTGTCATAACCAATCTTAGCCCAGGTCATAAACTCATCGTAATCTTTCATAACTAATATTCTACTCTCTTTAGAATGATTTGTCAAGAACTAAAAGTCCCAGTCTTCGTCCTCTGTTTGCTCATGCTTAGCAAGAACGTAGCTTGATCCACTACCGCTGAAGAAGTCATGGTTCTCTCCTGAGTTTGGAGAAAGAGCTGAAAGGATAGCTGCACTAACATCTGATACCTCTTTAGGGAACAGTGCGTCATAACCAAGGTTCATTAGAGCCTTGTTTGCATTGTAGTGCAAGAACTTCTTTACGTCCTCAGTTAGCCCTACCTCATCATAAAGATCGGCTGTGTACTTCACCTCGTTGTCATATAGCTCAAGTAGTAGATCGTAGGTGTAGCTCTTCATCTCTTCCTGACGAGCCTCTGACTCTTCAGCAAGAGCTAGCTGGTACTTATAACCAATGTAATAACCGTGAATAGCTTCATCACGAATGATTAGACGAATCAAATCAGCGGTGTTGGTTAGCTTTGCTCTGGATGATAGGTACATTGGCCAATAGAATCCACTGTAGAATAAGAATGACTCTAATAGTGTAGAGGCTACCTTACGCTTTAGTGGATCATCTCCGTTATAATACCCCAGAATAATTTCAGCCTTCTTCTGAAGGTATGGGTTATCCTCGGACCACCTGAAGGCGTCATCGATCTCCTGTGTAGAAGTTAGGGTAGAGAATACGCTAGAGTAGCTCTTAGCATGAACTGATTCCATAAAGGCAATGTTTGTTATGACTGCTTCTTCATGCTGTGTCCTCGCATCAGGCAAGATCGACATGGAGCCTACTGTGCCCTGGATTGTATCTAGCAGAGTAAGTCCAGTGAATATCCTCATGGTTAGAAGCTTTTCATTGTCTCTAAGAGTGGACCAGGACTGAATGTCATTGCTAATGGGCACTTTCTCAGGTAGCCAAAAGTTGGCAGTTAGCCTATTCCATACCTCTAGGTCTACTGGATCTTCAATCTTGTTCCAGTTAATTGGTCTCGTTATAGCTGACATGAAACACACCCTTCCATTTCTGTTCCGTCTAATGCATCCTGTCGAATACGGATATAGTAGATAGTCTTAATACCCTTCTTCCATGCATAAATCTGTGCCTTATTTACATCTCTGGTGGTTGCTGTGTCCTTGAAGAACAGGGTTAGTGACAAGCCCTGGTCAACGTGCTGGGTTGCAGCTGCGTAGACATCAATAACTTTTTCCGCACCAATCTCATAAGCATCCATGAAGTACTCACGATTATCATCGGTCATGTGAGGAGCTGGGTAGTAAACCCTACCCATCTTTCCTTCTTTACGGATCTCAATCTGTGCAGCAATTGGATGGATAGAAGATGTAGAGTTGTTTACATAGCTAATTGATCCTGTAGGAGGAACTGCTTGTAGGTTCTGGTTATAGATACCGTGCTCCATTACGGAAGCCTTTAGCTCTTCCCAATCTTTCTTCTTAGGAAGCTTGATCTTAGCATCCTTAAATAGTTTAGCAACCTTCTCTGTTGCTGGCTCCCACTTCTGGGTAGTATACTTATCAAAGAATGAGCCATCTGCATACCTTGACCTTTCAAAGCCATCAAACGGTGACTTGGTTTCAATAGCAATTTGGTTAGATGCTTTTAAGGCGTAGTATAGTACTGCCAGGAAATAGATGTTAGTGAAGTCAATTGACTCCTCGTCTCCATAGAACATCTTTTCTTTACCAAAGTAACCATGCAGGTTCATCTGACCTAGTCCAATTGCCCTAGACTTCCTGTTACCCTCGGCTACTGACATTACGGAGTCTATGTAGGAGAGCTCTGAGACAGCTGTGAGTGACCTAACGGCAGTCTCTATGGTCTTACCAAAGTCTGGAGATTCCATAGCCTTGGCAATGTTTAATGATCCCAGGTTACATGAGATATCTTTACCGATATCCTTGTAGCTCATATCATTGTTGTAAGTTGTTGGAGTATTTACCTGCAGAATCTCAGAGCAGAGGTTTGACATGTTGATGCGACCCTCAATTGGGTTAGATTCATTTACAGTGTCTTCGTATACAATGTATGGATACCCCGACTCAAACTGTAGCTCTGCAATTCTCTGGAATAGCTCACGAGCTTTAATCTTTGTCTTACGAATCCTTGGATCGTCTACCATTTCCTGGTACTTCTCAGTAACAGACATGTCTGTCATTGGTACGCCATAAACATTTTGAATGTCATACGGGGAGAACAAGTACATGTCTTCCCCATTCTTTGCCAACTCTAGCGTGACATCAGGAATAACCACACCGATCGATAGAGTCTTAATACGAGTCTTTTCATCTGCATTCTCTCTCTTGGTATCTAGGAACTTCATAATATCTGGATGGTGTGCATTAAGGTATACCGCACCTGCACCCTGACGTGCTCCAAGCTGGTTGGCGTAGGAGAAAGCGTCCTCTAGCATCTTCATTACTGGAATAATTCCAGATGATTGATTTTGAATCCTCTTGATCGGAGCACCGTACTCACGAACGTTGGTAAGGTTAAGACCCACTCCACCACCCCTCTTGGAGAGCTGTAGTGACGACGTAACGGCACGGGCGATAGACTCCATGTTATCTTCTACTCTAAGTAGGAAACAACTTACATACTCCCCACGCTGAGCCTTACCTGCGTTCAAGAAAGTTGGAGTGGCTGGCTGGAACCTGCCAGACAAGATCTCTTCTATGACATCCTGAGCAGTCTGCGTATTGCCCATACCGAGCATTAGACCATTCATTACGACACGGTCTTCGAAACGCTCTAGGTAGCGCTCACCATCAAAGGTCTTTAGTGCGTACTGAGTGTAGAACTTATATGCTCCAACGAATGTCGGAAATCTAAATTTAAATGAATAAGCAAACTTAAATAAATTTTTAATATCTTCAGGAGAATAGTTATCTAGCAAAGACTTCTCATAGTATTCGTTCTCGACTAGGTATTCTAGCTTCTCTTCGATTGAGTGAAAAAACACGGTATTGAGATTGACATGGTCTAGGAAGTATGCCTTAGCTGCCTCCTTATCCTTACCAAATTGAATCTTACCATTCTCGTCATACATATTTAGCATGGCATTTAGCTCATGGTAACTTACTTTATTATCCATATAGTATCTCCAACCGTTCTTTTACCTTTTCAAGGTCATCATTTGTACCGAAAATTTCTACCCTAGCAATAAGCGGTACGCCTGTCTTACTAGATATTTGTTCTGCTGCTTTACAAAAGTTGTCTCCAAAGTTTGTATTACCAAACCCTACAACACCTCTTAGAAGTTCTCTGTTTGTCCTGTTGTTGAGGAATACCCTGACCTGTTTTGGGATTGCTCCTTTTTCATTGCCGCCACCATAAGTCGGTACAAAAAGAACGAACTCACGATCCATGACAACAGAGTTATCGCTCCTAGAATCGATAGGAATACGAGTAGCAGTTGAAAGATATCTTCCATTTAATTTCTCCATAAATCTCTTAGTGTTGCCTGAATAATTTGAGAAGTAGACTATGCCTATAGACATGCTACTCCTATCATAAAATATTAAACCTTGAGAGGTAGTCTCTCACGTCGTCTGGTAACTCTTTGGTCTTATATTCTATCACGTTTTCTGACGAAGAGTCAACTCGATCTTTTGGTCTATCTCGGAATGTATGAATGTCTATCTCAAGGTTAGAGTTCCTTGGCGTGTGAGATATTGCTCCATAGATAGCTCCACAAACTGCGTCTGCTAAGTCCTTAGACTTTTTTCTTGGGTGGTCTACCTTGTTATTATTCATAATCTTTAGTTCTGTAAGCTCTTCAAATAAAAGATCGATCATCGGCATTGCTAGCCTCTCTTCATAGATAAGCATAGCCATATCTTCGTAGTGCTTTTTAGCTACCGATACCGTTTCTGTTCTAATTCCAACAGCCTTCAGCTCATTCTGAATGTCGAACGACTGCCACCTGTCAAAGCTTACCATTCCCAAATCAAAGCCTAGCCTTCGTAAGTTTTGAATCCACTGCTTTACTTCTGACAGATCTACTGGACCTTCTACCTTAGGCTCCCAGTATGCAACTGCATCTACAACAACTACTGGAGCTATCTGCTGATAGTCTTTTATTACCTGAATATTTACCCACTTATCTACATGGGCAATAGCAACAGCACACTTGTCGTGCTTTTGAGCAAGGTCAGCGTGAACAAAATATCTCTTCTCTGGATCTGGAACAAAGGTCTCTTCAAATCTCCTGTGAGAGTCCAGGGGGTTCCTGATGGTCATTGCCGCCTGAACCTTCTCTCGCTGCTTAAAGAATGCATCTGATGCAAAGGTTGGCACACAAGCAAACCTCTGCATAGCATCACCTAGATCTGTATAAAAGGCCATCTTAAAGTCATCAATTTTACGAGTGGGGTTTACCTCCCAGGTTGGCTTCTTTAGTGCAAATATGCCAGGGTACTTATAACTAGTAATTATATCTTCATCCCAGGTAATCTCCAGGCTATTACCACTAGTGTCTTCTGGCAGATCTGGATTCATAATAAACTTATGAGTCTTTGTAATTACTTCTTTCTCGGCAATTACGTCATCGTATTTTTGAGAGATGAAGTCACCTGGGAATCTTGGAAATGATAGCAGGGCTACCTTCCCCAAGTCTGGAAAACGAGAGTCTACAGACGCACGAAAAGCTTTATAAATATTATCAGCTGTTTTTCCTTGGTCATTGCCAGTGTTTACCTCTTGAGCAAATCCAGATATCTCATCTAGTACTGCAAGGATTAGGTTAAGGCCCTCATGAGACTCACGCTCAGAGTGGCCAGAGTAAACGGTAATTGAATGATCGAACTCAATGCTGTCCATCTTTGCATAGTACTTACCCTGAAACCAAGGAGACCTTTCAATCTTGGACTTAAATCCCTTGAAGAAAACATTCTTTGCTTGCTGGGCATTGATAGCTACGTTAATAAGGTCAATGGCGTCACCAGATGGCTTGCCAAAATACCTTGCTGGATCCTTGAGACACAGTAGCTTATATACAAGGTAAGCACAGGCTACTGTAGATGTAAAGTCTTTCCCACTGCCCTTTCCGAGCTGTAGAATGACTTCATTCTTAGTATACTTTTTATAGTATCTTGTTCCTTCAGCTTCACCCATAATTGTTATGACATCTTCAAGCCTATAGATTTGGCTCATGGCCTCTACTATGTCATATTGTATTTGAGATAAAGGTGGTTGTGCCAAATAGTCTTCGCCCTCAACAAATGTCTTTGCATCTACTGGCATGTCAGCAAATGGGCTGTCTTGTAGTGCCTCTAAGAAATCATCAAACACTATTCGTTCACAATCGTAATAGTTTCTCCTGGCTTCGTTGCCCTAGAAAGTCTGGTCATGATCTTGTCACGAATCTCTGGATGCTCTGCAGCAACATCTTTAAGTATTTGAATTAAGACTTGCTGCCTTTCTTCAATTTCTATCATCTCTTCTGCAAGCTCTTTATTCTCTAGAAGTCCAGCTTTTTGCAGCATGTCTATCCTGGTTCTCTCTAGATCCATTACCAGCTTAATCCCTGCGGTCTTGGCTGTTAGATTAGCTACGGTAGTTGCTTCATCTATAACCTCGTATGCCTTTTGAATTAGCTTGCTGTAGTGAGTGTCTGCTCCTACGAGTGCTTCTTTTGCACGAGCTCTTATAGCAGCGTTATCGGACGCCATTGCTCGCCACTCGTTTATGTATCCAACTACCTTTTGTCTTGGCATGGAAAGCTCTTTAGATATCTGAGTCTCTGGTGTTCCAGCTAGATACTTCTCAACCACCTTGTTAACTGTATCAAGGTGTTCTACTGTCAGGTCTTCAAACGACACGCTTAGCTCTCTTTCCCTTTTGCGGGATCCTCTTGATCTTATCCTTGCTAAACGCACGGAATTGCTGGGGCTTGCCCCTAAAAAGCTCAAACACGTCTATCCAGTTGGCTCCAGTCTCATCGTTGGTTGTAAGGCCACGAACCTTAAACTTTACACCATACTCTCCACGAACCTTTACGATGTCACCAGCCTCTATAATGAAGCCATCTATGTCAAAGCTTGGTACTGTGCTGAACTTTGATTCTGCTACTGGTGCTCTGTTAGCTCTCCTACCCATTATGCCCTCTCCTTAGCAATCTTTAATAGTATTAGGTAACCTAGTAGGTCATCGATGTCATTGTCTCCTGGCCAATCATGACCATTTTGAATTCTTGATAGCTTGTCATCAACACGAACAAGAAGCTGCTCTACCTTGTCTGACTTAGAAAAGATCCTTGTTGGATGCAATGCCGAGTCTCCGTAGGATCTGTTCTTAGAAATAAGCAAGTCTCTAATGGTGTTTGATACTCTCTCAATATCTTGTTCTGTTTGTGCACTCATCTGCGTGATTTCCTTAGTCCGAACTTTGCAAGGTAAACGTAAATAGTTTCTACACTTACACCGCACTCTTTTGCAATTTGCTCTGGAGTCTTTTTATCTAGGTGGTATCTTTTCTTTAACCAAGTTTGATTCGTATATAGTTTAGCAGCCATGATGGTTTTTGTCAAGACCTCGCAATCTTATCCCAGTTGAGCAGAGAGTAATGTCCAATAGCAATTGCATCTGCAACATCATTATCTGTCACGCTTAAATCATAGTTAATATTAACAAAGTTAATTGTCTTTTGTTTACGAATTTCTCTTTCCTTTGTCTTGTACCAGGACTTTGACTTATCAGGATTTTTATTAACAATATCTAGCTTTTCGCTAGTGGTCAACTTTCCATTTCCTATAAAGGTTTGCCAGGCTATTGGATTGATAGACCCTCCAATTTTAACCATATTGATTCCAGCAGCACCTAGCATTGCTCCTTGAACAAGAGCTAGGTCAGCAGCGGTCTTTGGGCTATTCATGTATACTGTGTGCTCTATAACAATGGAGTCAACCTCAAATAGCTTAAACACTCCCAATGATTTTCTAGCAGCATCAATGACTTTTTCATAGGTGTTGGTTCCGAGAAAGTTAATCTTCCCGTACTTTTCTAAGACCTTGTCGTTAAAAATTGCAAAAGCTATGCTATTGGTGCTCGCATCAATAGAGCATATCCTTTTAGGTCTTGGGTTTATCTTGGTTAGGTTTACCATTGGACATCCCCTTAATCTCTTTTAAAGCCTTGACTACGTCTTGTGGATTGACTGTGCAAAGTGTGCAAAGACTATCGTCATTATAATTCGAAAGCTTTGCGTTGCAACTCTTGCATTTACGATCCCGATTTTTTCTTTGAGATCGTTTCTTAATAGCATACCGTTGAGCTATCTTTTCTTTTGTAGCTGCCTCTCGGCATTCTGCAGAACAATAAATCTGGTAAGTTATTTTAGTTTCAAAATGTTTGTCGCACCAGCTACAGTGTTTGATCTTCATTTAAGGGCTCCAAGGAATTAAGTTTAACGTCTCCCTTGCCAGCAATATCACATGTAGCACGTAAAGGACATGTCTTACAGATCTTTGAATTAGCTCTATAATTTTTTTCTGGGAGCTTCTTCTTCTCCCATGTTGCCCTAACGTCCCTCATCCAATTGAATGTCTGGTTCACCCACGCTATGTAGTAATCATTAAGTTCTACTGGTAGTATCAGTAGTTCATGATTGTTTTTGTTTTCATAAATAAGAACTGCCTTAGTCTTATTTAGAATCTTCATGTATATAAGCAGCTGGACTAGGTGTCCTAGCTTTGGCTTGTTTACCTTTTTACGATACTCAAAGCCTTCCATCGGCATAGTCTTTATTTCACCAAGAAGATCTTCTCCATCCCAATTAAGGATTACGTCTCCGTAACCAAAAATTGGTGGATCCTCGGATATCACCTTAAACTCTGAGTCAACCAAGAGTCCATCTACGTTTCCCATAGCCTCTTGAATACGCTCATGCGACTTAGTGCCAGCTGTCATATTGGCGCCTCCGTAAGCATCCGCATTGTCTACAAAGTCTGCACCCTCAAATGCCAGGTACCAATACCTCGGGCACTCTCCGTGAGAGAACGCCACTGTCGAGGGGGCAAAGCTTTTCTTAGTAGTAAACTTCGTTCCACGCTTAGCGGTATATCCAAGGTTAATCTTGTCAATAAGATCTTTTGCATTAATAAAAGACTTCTTGTCAGCGACAGTCTTAAGCATTACTTGACTCAATAGGTTTTTTGCCATATTATTTTACAATATATTTCAATGCTGAGACTAGGTCTGATATAGCCTCGTGTGCAGTGAAGTAAATATTCTTCTTCTCTCTTTGTCCTTTTTCAACATTTACCATCCAGGTAGCCCTGAAAGCCATCTTAGCAGCTATGGCTTGAAGCCTAACTATCTCAACAGTGGCTACCTGAAGTGGTATGTCTGGTCTTACAATTAGTTTTGCAATTGTAGTTAAGGCAATGGTTAGCTCCTCATCTTGCATAAATTCTGCAATCTCAGAAAGTCCATTAACCTTATCAATTGTCGTACTGTTTTTTTCCACCATACTATTATACCACGGACTCGGCCTGTAGGATGGTCTGCTTCTCTTTGCTTGTGACATTAGCTTTGCCAACAAACCATGGAAGGAGAACCTCATACAAGTCTACTAGAAGGTTTACATCCTGTAACTGATACTTCTTCATCTCTTTCCAGGCCTTGTCATCTCCTGCCATGCAGTCGATCCATAGCTGGAATCCTGAGTGCTTTACCTTTGCACCTACACCCAGAGCCTGGGCAACATAGTCTAGCTTGTTTGATGGGAACTGGAAGTTTGCTTTTACGACACTCATTAGGTCTAGGTCTTTAACTGTTGAAGGAGGCATTAGCCCATTCTCCAAGAACTCCCTATTGATGTGCTTGTGATCAAAGCCAGCTGAGTTCCAGCCAACTAGAACATCTGCCTCTTCCATTAGCTTATGAAGGTCTTCAAGCATTGTCTTCTTGCCATCATGGTGTACTGACTTAAAGATTACCTTCTTTGTACCGTGCCATCTTGCACCGAAGCATAGCATCTCCGTAGGCTCAATAATCTGATTTATAGATACGTTCTGGTCCCAAAGGCCCCAGACATATGCTTTAATAGGTGTAGTTTCAATATCTAGATGTAATATTTTCATTATTTATTTCCTTCTATTAGTTGCTCTAGTAATTCTAGTTCAATTATTGCTAGTCTTGTTTTTCTGTTAGTTTCACCCAATACTACTACTATAGCAGGATCGTTCCCATTACGCAAGGCGTCAGTTACAGCCTTGGCCCAGTTATCTTGATTAACAGTAAAGCCTTTTGGATATTCTTTAAAGTCTACGGTAAACCCCTCCCACTTGGCATCGCCTTTGGTAATTCCTCTACCACTGTTCTTTATAGCTTTTGCACCAAGCCTTTTAATCTCTGATCTCTCGCTCATAGTCCTTCTTTGTCTTCTTATATTTGGACAAGCTAACGGTTGATAGGTGTCTATTACTACACATCCACGTAAGCTCTTTGGTTTCTGGATAGCTGCGTAAGGATGATACGTCCTCTTTGCAGGTGTGGCAAGAAAACTTACCAGTGTAAACGCTATACTTGCTCATTCAGCTTTGCCTCAAGTTCCTTGTGGAAGTCTGGATTGTCCTTAACATACTGAACAAATGCGTCCCTTCCCTGAAGCTTTTCTCCATTTTCGAGCTTGTACCATGCGCCAGTTCTCTCTACTAGCCCGTTCATCTCAGCGGTATCAACTAGGTCTGCTATAACGTCTATGCCAATAAGGTCTCCCTTAAAGTAGAAGTCGTACTCTCCAGAGTCTCCTGGTGCTGAGGTCTTAGAATTAGTCACTTCCCATCTAACCTTGCGGCCAACCTTCTGTTCAATGATCTTGTCTCCAACCTTTACCTTTGCCTTCAGTGCCTGAGAGTCGGAGGTTGAGGAGAACAGCTTGATAATTGTAGAGGACATGTACTGTGTTGTCAAGCCTCCCGTTGGCTGTTGCTGAGTATACATTGCCGTAATGTTGTTCCTTGCTTGAGAGATTGCAACAATAAGTCCTGGCTTCTCTCTGTTATTGGCATAGTTAATCATTAGCCAAGCATGCTTTAAGTCCTTAGACTCTGAACCAATCTGCTTTGTCTGATCCAGCTGCTTAAGCTCGTGTGAATCTTTTTCAAAGTATACCGCTGGCAAAAGAGAACTAATACTATCTATTACGATCAGGTCAGCCCCAGCATTCAAAAGTCCAACGGTCACGTCGGTCATGTCGTTGATGCTTCTGGCTTCTGAATAGATTAGCTGAGTGGTATCTACCCCAAGCTTCTTAGCCCAGGCTTCGTCATAGGACATCTCTGCGTCTATCCATGCACAGAGCTTTCCTTCCTTCTGAGCTTCTCCAATCATCTGTAGGCATAAGGAAGACTTAGCACTTGACTTGCTTCCCCAAAGTAATATCTGCCTCCCATACGGTAGGCCACCGCCTAAAGCCTTATTAAGGCCAGGGCTTGGTGTGGCCTGGAATTGAGTTTCGATTCCTACTCCAGTCTGCACACGCTTTCTCAACTTGGGGTCGAGTAGTGCCATTGCTTCATCAATTGTTGTCAATTACATCCTCCATGATTATTGTTCCATCTTTTGTTTTACCTAGGCTAAAGGTGTATGCCTCGCCCTCTTTTATTTTCATATAAGCTTTTGCAAATGAAGTAGGGAATACAGTTACTGGGTAAAGAGATCTAGACACGTCCGCCAATGTTAGCGTTGCCATCTTCTTTCCAGCTTTAGTAATCCTAGGATTGAATGATACAACAAATAGCTCTTCCTCTTTAAAGGGTAGCATCTTGTAGTTCAAAATCTTTATCAGAGAGTCGTCAGATTTTATAATGTTCTCTGAAGGAATAGCCTTTACGATCCTGTTATCACTTGCCAGAATCAAATAGGTTTTGCCAGACTCTATAGTAGTTTGCTCTTCATCGAAGATCCCTATGCTGCCAGTCTTATCTAGAAGCTCTACTCTTGACCAACCCTTGCCCCGCTTAATGCTCTTTACCATTCCTAGTAAAATAAACGAGCCCTTCTCCTCAAAGCTCTCTACCTGGTCCATAAATGCATAGTAGTGCTGTGGAACATCTACGTTAAACTCTGGGAGGTTTAAGTACTCGTAAAGGTTTTGCCTTACTTCTTCAGCATTCCTTGGGTTATCCTCGAATGTTGCACCGCCAATAACCCTCAATGCCTGCAAAGCCCTAGAGTTTACGCCACTACCCTTGTTAAATGTAAACTCTTCAATCTGCTTGTACGATGTGAATGGTCTTGCTGAAATAAACTTCTCAGCGATGTTGTCAGAGATATACTTAATAGCAGTTAGCCCAAACCTAATTCCCTTGCCCTCGATCTTAAAGTCTGCATCGGAGTCATTAACATGGGGCAGCTTAATAGGAATATTCATACGCTTTGCTTCAATCAGGTACTCTGTTCTTGCATCCTTGTCCGACTCATTCTTTAATATAGAGTACATAAATTCAATTGGATAGTATGTCTTTAGCCATGCCGTCCAGTACGATAGCGTAGAGTACGCCACAGCGTGAGACTTATTGAACGAATACCCTGCATGGGCCTCAAAATCATGCCATAGATCAGCAGCCACATTAGGACTGAGAAACTCTGAAGCACCAGCAATAAACCTGTCTTTAAATACATCAAACTCTTTAGCATCTTTCTTCTTTCCAATAATCTTACGAACCTTGTCGGCATCAGCCATTGACATGCCCCCTAGCTCTGTACAGGCCTGCATGACCTGCTCCTGGTACAGGATACACCCATAAGTTTCTGAAGTAAACTGCTTCATCTTCTGATGGTGATATGCAATATTCTGCTTACCATGCTTACGAAGGATGTAGTCTTTGCCAATTGTATTCATGGCACCTGGTCGTACCAGTGCGTTGGAGGCTGCTAGCTCTGAGAAGTTCTTTACACCCATCTTGACAAGCAAATTAGTGTATGGTGTAGCTTCACACTGGAACACGCCTTTAGTGTATCCAGATGATAGCATTTCATAAACCTTTGAGTCTTCCATGTTAATAGAAAGCAAGTCTATGTCTTTGTAGTGACGCTCCTTGATGATATCAAGTGTGTTTCTTAATACTGATAGTGTTTTAAGACCTAGAGCATCGATCTTGATTAGACCAATCCTCTCAGCCTCTTCCATGTCTACCCCAACAACTGGGATTCTTTCTTTAGTACCAGGAGATGTCCTAGTTTCTAGTGGGGCATACTTAAAGATTGGATACTTAGATGTTACAACTCCTGCTGCGTGGATTCCAGTACCACGAATTCTACCACGTAGCTGATCTCCATACTTCTCAATCTCTGGATACTTTTCCCTAAACCAAGCTGCTTGCTTTGAGTAGCAGTAGTCATCCCAGGTATCTATAACTTTTAGTACTTTGTTGACATCGGTTAGTGGGATGTGGAGGACACGTGCAATGTCTCGAACAACACCCTTATCTTTAAACTGTAGGAAGGTTGCGATAGACGCTACGTGCTTATACTGTCTAACTAGATAGTCTTTCACTTCCTCACGCCTTGTGTCTTGAATATCAGTATCAATATCTGGGAAGTCATTACGTTCTGGGTTAATAAACCTAAAGAATAGTAGGCCATGCTTAATAGGGTCAATGTCTGTAATCTCTAATGCATAGCATAGCAAAGACCCAGCGGCTGATCCACGTCCTGGACCTACCATGATACCCTCTTTCTTTGCCCATGCAATCATAGAGCGAACTACAAGAAAGTATGGTCCAAAGTTTTTGTTTTTAATAACCTCTAGCTCTTCGTCAAGCCTAGCGATATACTCATCATTTAGAATTCCACGCTTTTCAAGACCAGCAAGGCCTAAGTCTTTAAGCTCTTTGTCTGGCTGCTGATACTGAACTGGAAGAAGGTCTAGGTGATCCTCTATCTCATAGTCCTCTACCTTGTCTGCTACCTCTTTTGTGGCATCATACATGTCTTCACGATCGATACCCTGAGCCTTCATGGCATCGTGCATCTCTTCATCTGATAAAAGGTGGATGTCAAACTTAGCAAAAGATATCTGTCTTTCACCATATAGATAGTCAAGCCTCTCCATTAAGTTTTCATACTTGGACGACTTGTCGTAAGTAGAGTCTTTCTGAACCTTGTTAGAATAACTATTCAGGATTAGCTTAAGCTCTTGGATTTCTTTTTGCCCAGTATGTGCGTGGTGGCAGTCTGGAGTAACAATAGGCTTCACGCCATACTTGTCAGCCAGTTCTAGAAGCTTGTGGTTTACATCTGGTGGGTTGTGAGGCATGACTTCAATGTAATAGTCATCTCCAAAGACACGCTTGTGCCATTCAATAATTCTCTTGGCTTCTGCTAGCTCGTCGGCTTCTATGGCTTTCGCTAGAGCGCCAGAGAGGCACCCAGAAAGGACAATTAGGCCCTCTGAGTACTTCTCTAGCACCTCATAGTCAAAGCGTGGTTTCTTGAAGAATCCTTCAGTCCACGCAATTTCGTTGAGCTTATTTAGGTTTTCTAGTCCAACACGGTTCTTTGCAAGAACAATAACATGGTTATATACTAAGTCAAGTAGTCCGTCTCTAACGTCATTTGCCCGCTTGTCGAATCTATCATTAGTTATATAACCTTCTACGCCAAGTACTGGCTTGATACCAAGGCTTTTTGCAATTCGGTAGAACTCTCTGTGGCCAGAGAGTGAACCGTGATCTGTAATTGCCAAAGATTTCATGCCGAGCTCTTCTGCTCGAACCAAGTACTCTTCTGGTGTGGCTATCCCATCGAAAAGGGAATAGTGTGTGTGAACGTGAAGACCATTGTAGCTCAACCTATCGCCTACCAGTCAATATTTGATGAAGTGACTGATGGGTTGTCAAAGCCAAGATAGAATGCTTCTTGCTCTGCATATGGAATCTTGCTAAGTGCAGACTCCAGTGGAAATGGCTCTGTGCCATCCCATGAAAACGGTTCCTTGTCTGGTACCGATGGAATTAGTGTGTAGTTTGTTTCAGTTCCCTGACCATTCCTCTTCAGCTTCCACTGTAGGTTGGAAATGCTGCCAGTGTCAAGAGCATACTCTCGTATGGTATTAAAGACAGACTGCTTGCTTACACCCATTGACCAGATCGCCACGTAAGGATCTTCAAGTCCATCGTCTACAAGGACATTGCAGTAAAAGCGAAGCTTGGCCTTCCAGCCAGAATTAGCCTTTGAGTCCTTACGATACATCTCTTCTGCAAAGTCTCTGCCGTCTGTCTCCATTGTGTCTACAGCCTTGCGCCTGTAGTCCTTTGGATTTGAGTGCTCCTTTACTACCAGAGCTAGCCCACGACCTTCGTCATAGTTAGCACTTTCATCATCAAGCTCTTCGATAAATCGAATCTTTACAGCCTGACCATCTGCAAGCTTTAGCCACCTTACTCGTGGCCTGTTCTCGTCATACTTTGGCTTATCAAGTAGTGCATTGATGTTTTTTAGCCCTTTGATTACGCTCATTTTTTTCTCCTTGTTTTCTTGTCTTTTAGTTTAGCATGGCTTGTATTGATTTGTCAAACGATACTTCAAGCTTTTTTATTTCATCGTCTGGCATATCGCCTATATCTTTATACTGTTTATCTAGATGAAGTAGAGACACACGAGATCCAAGTCTTTCTTGAATCCTTGAGCTCATGTTTCCTCCAGCTTCATCATTATCTGCAACAACTATAATGTTGTTGAAGTATTTTTTCAGCAGCTCTACCTGAATGTTAGACACATTAGCGCCTAAGGTTGCAACCGCTGGAAGTCCGCATTGATCAAGTCGCACAACGTCAAAAGATGACTCTACGACGTATACTCTGTCTGCTGCCTTTATCCTGTGCAGGTTAAACAGGATCTTGCTTTTTGGCAATCCAGGAGTATTCTTAAAGTCTTTTCCATCGACAGACCTACCGACAAATCCAACTGACATACCGTCTGGGGAGTGAACTGGTACAGTGACCATGTCTTGCTTTTCAGAATAGCCAAGGCCAAACTTAAGCATAGATTCTTTTGTAATCTTCCTGCCAGAAAAGTATGATGTGGCTCTCTCAGAGTCAACGCCTTGGGCATTAAGTCTTTTAATTAATATTTCATCAAATGGTACGTAGTCTGGCTTGGTGTGTAGTTGCTTTGCAATGATGTCCTGAATGCTTGTCTCGGCTTCTTTGCTTTTTATAAACCTGGCTGATTCAAAATATGATCGGCCAGTGGTATGCATGATAAGCTCATTAAGGTCGCAGACATGATGGCAAGAAAAGCAAAAGAAGATTCCTCTTTGCTTGTCTACTTCTCCAGCTGGTGTACGATGATTTGGGTGAAAAGGGCAGAATAAAATATAGTCGGTATCTACCTCTGACTCTATTGTGAGGCCTGCTCCTGTGAGTACTCGCTTGATTTGCTCTTCGCTATATATACTGGTGTTGCTCCGTCTACCCCTGTGATCCATTCGCCCTGTCTTTTCCCTACGTATATTCCATGTATTGATAATTTAAATTCAAAATAATTATTATTGGAGTTATATTCTATCGTAAAATCTTCTTTTATGTCAAGCCTTGGAACATATCCAGACATCTTCATTTCTAGAAGTAGCAGCTTCCTATACTCGTCACGGAGCCTTGCGACAGCCGAGTCGTCATAGATAGTGCCCTGAATACCAAACCTTTTTATAGGCTTGTGATGGAACTTTGACATACTCCATTATAACCCTAATTATCCTCAAAGTCCTTGTACCTATAGTATCCCTTATCGAAGTCCGCTTGTACCATAAACTCTCCCATAAATCCATTTCTGTTTTTACGGAACACGCATTCAATTACGTCTGAGTTTGCTGCTCTACCCAGAGCCATCACCCAGTCGGCGTCATAGGCGATCTGACGGCTCCAGGCAGTCTGACCTAGGGTTGGTACCGTATCTAGCTTTGTGACGTCATCTGGGGTCGCTGAGGATATAGCCATGATTGGTACCTCCTCAGAGATAGCCATTAGCTTTAGCTCACGAGAAAGGTTCTTCATTCTAACAGTCTCATTATCCGATTTTTGATTTGGAGACATTAGCTGTAGATAATCTACAATAATAAAGTCTGGCTTATACTGGTCAATCTTTCCACGAATAACTGATGGGGTAACTTCTCCACCAGAATCATTAGAAATAATATGGAACTCTGGACGTCCCACCAAGTTCTTTGCATGCCACTTCTTTAAGTCTTCTACCTCAACTTCTCCAGAGCTTAGCTTTCTGTGGGACCAAAGACCTTCGCCCATAATTGTGAATACACGATTACGGACCTCTGTCTCGCTCATCTCAAGGCTAATCACTAGTGGCGTCTTTCCTTGCTTCCATGCTTGAACAGCAAAGTAAAGCGATAGCCAAGACTTTCCAATACCAGGGTATGCCAGGAACACCCCTAGCTGTCCTGGCATAATACCTGATGGAAGGTAGTTGTCAAATCCTGGAAGACCTGTTTTGATTCCTAATGCGCCAAGCTCTTGCTGCTTCTTTAGATTTTCGTAATAAGCTACAGCACTCTCTAGGTCAGTCGCATCGATGTCTTTGATTCTAGAGGTGTTCTTCTTTAGCTCAGATGTCTGAGAGATTAGTTTCTCTAAAGCACTTGGAGCTGTACCGCTTTGTATATCGGCTGCAGCTGATCTAATGATCTCCTTAAGGCTATCATTAAGGTACTCTGCCTGCAACTCTTCAAGGTGATGCTTTGTTGCCCCTATGCCATCAACTGGTGAGAAGTCCCTGAACTTTTCTACAACTAAAGATGTGGGTGGGGTTGACCCATTCTGCTCAAAATAGGATCTTACGAAGTCCCAAACGTCATTATGGGTTCTCAAAAGGTTGTCAATGTTTGCCTGGAGTAGGACATGCATTTGCTTGTCGCTCAGGACTGCTGATATTAGTTTAGATTCTGTATTATTCATTTAGCCATTTCTTTGCTAATGCCCTGCGCTCTTCTCGATCCCTAAGGTCTTGAGCGTAGGTCTCTCTTTTTTGGATTATGTCATGAGCATAGTTGGCAAAATATTTCCAACTAGGGGATTGTGATACTTGCATATAGTGTTCTAGCAAGTCATAGCAATACGGTAGCCCATAGGACTCTATTAGGGCATCTGCTGCCCATTGCTCTACGTTTAAGTTAAGCAATGGCTTTACCTTCAACCTTTGAGTATAAAGTTTACTATACCTAGAAAGCAAAGCCATTCGGTCTTTGCGCTCCACCATTACTCAGGAACTTCTTCTTTTGCCTCATTAATTTTAGCAATTAGCTTATTCTCAACAAAGGCATAAACCCTGTCGAAAGCTTCATTGACTGTCTCGGCATCTCGCCTAGAGTCTTCTACACCAAGATCAATTCTTAGTGATTGGAAGTTGCCAAGATTTAGTGTATAACCTAGCGAAACTGTTACTTTTGTCTGCTCGTTCTCCATACCCACTGTCTCTCTTATTTATATTGATTCAGACCAAACTGGAATGAATCTACCGTCTTCTGTTCTTGTATAAGTCAGTATACCATCCCCCATCCTCCGTGTCAACTCTTGAATGGAAGGAGTTATATCATTTGTAATAAGCTTGTCCTTGCGAGGTCTGCCCATGTGATAGGAAGCTAGTATATCACGAATTGACCTTACTTGGGACTCGGAGTAATAGCTTCGTACCTGCCACCCCCTAGCACCACCCTCTTGGCTGCCAGTAGGCTCTGGGATGACTCCCCGCTTCATCAAGCTTGGCATATATTTCTTGTGACGATTTACTAAGTCAGCCGCTTCTCCAACAGTGTAAGCTCTTTCTCTATTTTTTTTAAAGTCTGACACTAGGCAGCTTTCAATTCTATTCTTAATTATATTATATACAGACATGATGCCGTTGGACCTGTTTAAATGATGGACCCTGACAAGATCTCCGTTTAAGAACCAGACCTTTTTGTTTCCAGGAATTACTGAAGCGCTGTTGTATTCCTCACGGCTTCTATACCCGTTTCGATCTGCCATCTGATTACCTAGTTAGGTACTCCGACAATCAAAATATTTACGGCTACAGAAACGTCTCCGCTTGTGTTAAACTTTACGATGCCCTCTATCCTAGAGGTTGTCACGGTTTTTAGGATTACGATGACATCCTTTCCAGCCTGAGTGTTACCAACATTTAAAGGTGTGGCAGTAACGACTGGGGCGTACTTGAAGTCTGTTGGAAAGTCATAAGAGAATGTCTTCTCGTTGCCAGCGTTTACGGTGCTGTTATTGGTAACTTCTACATAGCCACCGATTATCCTGGCGTCTGATGCCTTTAGACTTTGCTTTCCAGCTGAAGGTGTGTCAATCGTCACATACTTGTATGTCGAGGGAGACACCTGTGTAGATAAGTCATTTATTGCAGCAGCGAGCTGATAGATGTAGGTCAGATCTAGTGGCTGACCTCGTTCTGGTAGTGGAATTTTTGCCATAGTCTACCTATTATACCACTTCTGGGCCTATTGTGTAAACTTTTAAGAAGTCTGAAGTCCTAGCTATAGGCCTGCCCTTTAAGAATATCTCTGCTGTAAGTTGGTTTGGCCTTTTTTCTTCATCAACTCCGTCAATGAAATATGTGGCTGGAATAACAAAGGTTGCGGGGTTACCCTCTATCCTGCCAGAGTATATCCACTCCCCTCCGTCCCCCCTGTCCCATCTTAGCCAAATATCATATTCAAGAGCATGTCCAATAAAGTTATTGTTAATAAATATCTTTACTGGATC